ATTACTGCAACTGGGTTATCAATAATGATAATCGTGGTTTTGAAATTATGCACAACTGGTTTAAGGACGCGCTTATTCTAAAGAGTGGTGTTGTTAAGTTTTACTGGGATGAAATCATCAAAGTCGAGACAGAGGAATACGAAGGACTTAATGAAGATGAGCTAACAATGCTTGTTGCCGACCCAGAAGTTGAGGTTGTTAGCCGCGATGAACGAACTATCGGCGAAGACATGGAGGGGCCAGAAGGCATTGTTATTCCTGCGCCAGTTATCTACGATGTTAAAATTAAGCGCACTAAAAATAATGGCAGTGTTCGCATTGAGAATGTGCCACCAGAGGAATTTTTGATTGGAAATCGCTCCAAGTCGCTTGAGGATGCTAACTTTGTAGCACATCGTTCAGCGATGACCGTTAGTGACCTTGTTTCGATGGGTTACGACAGAGATGAGATTGAACAATATGCTGGATATACAGACCTTGACATTTCTGAGGAGCGCACGTCGCGCTTTGAAGACCTTGAGACAAGCGCCGCTCACGACAGTAACGACCCTATTATGCGAAATGTTCTCGTTACGGAATGTTATATTCGTTCTGACTATGATGGGGACGGGGTGGCTGAGTTCCGTCGTGTTCTTACGATAGGCGACGGGTATCATATTCTTGAAAATGAAGAGTTTGACCACATACCATTTGCTATATTATCTCCTATCCTTATGCCGCACCGTGCGATTGGTCGCTCGGTTGCAGAGCTTGTGATGGATGTTCAACTTATCAAGTCTACTTTAATGCGCCAGTTGCTCGACAACATCTACAACACTAACAATGCTCGTGTTGTTGCCGTTGAAGGCCAAGTAAATCTTGATGACTTGTTGACCAACAGGCCAGGGGGCATCGTACGCACTCGTACTGCTGGTGCAGTACAGCCTTTGCAAGTTCCCGAAGTTTCTTCTTCTGTTTTCCCTGCACTAAACTATATGGATAGCATTAAAGAGCAGCGTACAGGCATTTCACGTCAGTCAATGGGTCTTGATGCAGACGCATTGCAGTCCACTACCGCTACTGCTGTGGCTGCTATGCAAGCTGCTTCGCAGGGCAAGATTGAGATGATTGCTCGTGTGTTTGCTGAGACAGGTGTACGCGCTTTGTTCCGCGGCATCCTGCACTTGGTTACGAAGTATCAGAATAAAGAGAAGATTATTCGTCTTCGTAATCAGTTCGTGCCGATGAACCCGCGCGAGTGGGAAAGTGCCTATGATGTGCAAATCAATGTAGGTCTTGGTACTGCACAACGAGATCAACAAATTGCTTTCCTTTCTCAGATTGCACAGAAACAAGAGCAGATACTTATGCAGATGGGTGCAAATAATCCAATGGTCAGCATGTCTCAGTACCGCAACACGCTTGCTAAGATTGCTGAACTATCTGGATTTAAAGATGCTAGTCAATTCTTTGCGCCTTCCGAGCAGATTGAAGCCGCACTGGCACAGCAGGCACAAGCTGCCGCACAACAAGGCCCACAGCAAGACCCTGCCATTGCCCTTGAGATGCAGAAGATGCAAGCGAAGATGCAGATGGAACAACAGAAGATGCAGATGGAGTTTGACCTCAAAAGAGAGAACATGGCTGCGGAGCTTGAGCTACGCCGTCAGGAGCTTGAGTTCGAGCGTCAGTTGCGACTTGAGCAAATTCGCTCTGGCCTTGATACGTCAACAAATCTTCCTCGCGTATAAACTCTTGCGCATAAAGCATTGTGTTGCTATTTTGCAACAGTAGAGGAGATTGTTAATGGATGAAGGGAAGCGAAGGGAAGAACAAAACAGGGGTGAACGCGCCAAAGCATTAATGCGCGAACCTCTGATTGTAGAGGCGTTTAATGTTCTTGAGGAGAAGTACATGAGCGCACTAAAAGATTCCTCGTCATCGCAAGATGAACGAGAAACGCTCTTTCAAATGTACCAAGCACTAATGGTGGTGCGAGGCCATTTGTCAGAAGTCATCGAGACAGGTGACTTAGCGAAACTGGAGTTAAACTCCTAAAGAATCTGTAGAGGAGATTAAAAATGAGTGACGAACCTAGTACCCTGTTAGGAGCTGGTGAATCTCTAAACAAAGGTCAAGCTGTTGACCTTCTCTTGAATACCAATGCCCCTGAAGAGGCAAGCGGCGATATTCAAGAGCCTGTAGCTGAAGTTGAAGAGGTTGTTGAAACCGACGAAATAGAAGCGACATCTGAAGATGAATTTGATGCAGAGGACGCTGAAGAGCTATCCGAAGCTGATGAGGAATATGAGGATGATGATGAAGAGTATGATGTTGATGAGTCAGAGGTCGAAGAGGTCTTGGACGAGGAGTCATACTATACTGTGAAGGTTGATGGTGAAGAGAAGAACGTCAGCGCAGACGAACTTGTTAAATCTTATCAGTTGGAACAGGCTGCACAGAAGCGTATGCAGGAAGCCGCAGAGGTTCGTAAAACCTCAGAAGCAGAAGCACAGGCTTTATCGCAGCAGCGTGAGCAATACGCTCAGGCTTTGCAATCGCTGGAATCCCAGCTTAACACTGTACAAGAAAAACCCCAAGAATATTGGGATAATCTTTACAGTGATGACCCGATGGAGTACATGCGTCAACGTGAGGCCCAACGTGACCGTAAGGAAGCGGTGGAAAAAGTAAAAACCGAACAGGCTCGTGTACAACATGAGCAACAACAGGAGTTGGTAAAACAACACCAAGCCAGTCTAGCAGTCGAACAGGAAAAGCTCCTTGAAGCTCTGCCAGAGTGGAAAGACCCTGATGTTGCCATGAAAGAAAAGCAAGCGATTATTTCCTATGCCCAGAGAAATTTGGGTTTTTCAGAAGATGAGCTTGCCTCTACATCGGATAGTCGAGCTGTACTGGCCCTTCGCAAGGCTTACCTATATGATGAGTTAATGGCTAAAAAGCCTGTGGCTCAAAAGAAGGTAAAGAAAGCCCCGAAGGTAACTAAGTCAGGCAAACCAACGACCAAAGCTCAGAGTAACGCAAAGCGTAATAAACAGGCACTTGAACGCCTAAATAAAACTGGCAGCAAAGATGCTGCTGTAGATTTACTACTAGAGAGAATGAGGTCTTAAAATGGCTCAATTTACTACTGCCAACGCTGTTGGCGAACGGGACGATTTGTCGGACATAATTACGCGAATCGACCCTGATGAAACGCCCGTATTTTCTGCTCTTAAAAAAGAGACAGGAAACGGTGTATTTGTCGAATGGCAAGTACAAGAACTGGCTGCTGCTTCAGCAACTAACCACCAGAACGAAGGCGCTGACGCTTCTTATGCAACGCCAACTGCTACCACTCGCTTGGGCAATCACATGCAAATCTCGCAAAAAGATGCACAAGTTTCTGGTACTCTGGACGCTGTTGACAAAGCGGGTCGTGACCGCGAAACCGCCTATCAAAAAGTTTTGAAAGGTCTTGAGCTTCGTCGTGACATCGAAAAGTATCTGCACTCTGATACTGCACGTTCTGCATCTGACCCGCGTAAAGCTGGTACTTTGTCAAGCTGGATTACCAATGTAGATGATGCTTCTGGCACTTCTGCTGCTACTGGTGACGGCACGGATGTTCCTGATATGTCTGGTACGAACCGCGCCATGACTTTGGCTCAAATTGACAATGCCATGCAAGCTGCTTACACGGATGGCGGTCAGCCAAACATGCTGGTTGTTTCTCCGTCTAAGAAAGCCGCTTTCAGCGACTTGAACAGCGGTTCAGTTGCAACCAACCAAATCAACTATACTGCTCCTCGTGAAGCAGCTATCGTTGGATCGGTTTCGCTTTATCTGTCCGACTTCGGTCAGCTCGACGTTGTAATCGACCGTTTTGCTTCGGATGACCGTGTGTATCTTTTGGATAGCGATTATGCTTCCATCTGCACACTGCCGAACCGTAACTTTGCGGTTGAGGACTTGGCGAAAACTGGTGACTCTGAGAAGTTTCAGATTATCACTGAGTTTACGTTGAAAGTTTCAGCACCAAAAGCCCATGCGGCTGTTTACGACCTATCGTAAGTGTTGAGGGGGTAGCTTTGGCTACCCCCGTTCACTTTAGGGGAGAAAGATGAAAAAAAGACTTGTTCAAAAAAATGCTACCACAAGAAAAGAAACGTGGGCGCATTTTGACGAAGGCGGTAAAATGATTTTTGAGAGCAGTCAAAATGTTGATGCTCTTCTTGCTAATAACCGTGATGAACGCAATGGATACCGCTCTGGTAGCTTGCAAGGTAATACGCAGCGACATCAACAGAAGGTTGCGGAAATACCCACAGCATTGTATCATCAGCTAATTCAAGAGCTAGGCCAGCCCAAAGACAATCCTAAAGGCTGGAGTAAGTGGCTCAATGACTATGATAATAGGTTCTTTAGAACAAGTAGCGGTAGAGTATAATGGCTATCACAAATTATTCCGAGCTGAAGACATCCATTGCCAACTTTTTGGCTCGTGATGATTTGACCACCCAAATTCCTGATTTTATTTCTCTTGCCGAGTCTCGTATGTCTCGTGAAATGAACGCTCGTAGTCAAGAGAAACGCGCCACCGCGACTTTAACATCTGGTGACGCATATGTATCTTTACCCACTGATTTACGTTCTATTCGTTTGGTAAAACTCAACACATCTCCAAAAGAAGTTCTTGAGTATTATACACCTACAAAACTGGATGAGCTATACGCTACAAATGCTCAGGGTAAACCTCGCGCCTACACAATAATTGGTGGTGAGGTTAAGTTTGCCCCTGAGCCTGACTCAGCTTACACAGCAGAGATTGTTTATATGGAGGGTATCCCAGACCTCTCCGACAGCAATACGACAAACGAAATATTGACCCGTCATCCTGACGCATATCTTTATGGCGCTTTGGCTTCGGCTAGTGTATATCTAATGGATGACCAGAAAACGACTGTATATGAGCAATTATTTACACGAGCTATTGATGAGGTTAAGCGCGAAGAAGAGCGTAGCAAGCAGGCTGGGTCAGCTCTTCAAATGAAATCTGACTATGGAGAACTAACATGAGCGCAATGAGTAATTATTTAGAGAACAAGTTTCTCGACCATTTTCTTGGTACATCTAGCACGTCTTCGCCGTCTAATGTATATGTGGCCTTACACACCGCTGACCCAACTGATGCTGGTACAGGCACAGAAGTAAGTGGTAACGGATATGCGCGACAAACTATTGCATTTGGTGCGTCCTCATCTGGTACGGCATCTAACAGCAGTGCTGTTGAGTTTCCCGCCGCTTCTGGTGGTGACTTTGGCACGATTACTCACATTGGACTTTGGGATGCCTCGACAAGTGGAAATCTTCTTTTTCATTCGGCGCTGACTGCATCTAAGACCATTGCTGATGGTGACATCTTTAAGATTGCTGCATCAGGCATTGATATTACGGCTGCTTAGTTATGGCCGATATTGTTGGGCCACCCCTCGACCAACTAAACGCCTACGGCAATCTTGACCAAATGCGTCAAGAGGCGTTAGACGCTTCTTTCTGGACAGCATTAGCAATTAGAGAGGGTGAGGCTACACCTTCTGTATCTGCTACATTATCTTCTTCTTCTATCAGGATTCGGTTTGGTGTTGCTGCACCGTCTGCGTCTGCTACTGTTACGCCAGAAGGCATACGCATACAACTTGGTGAGGGTAACACAAATGTTACCGCCACTATTACCGCAGATGGTATTCGGGTTCAGTTTGGTGCATCTCTTGTAGTCGGCCCAGCCACAATGACTGCTGCTGGTGGCATAGTTGTGTCGGCAACAGCAACACCCGCAACACAAGCATTAATAAACGCAGTTGTTACTGGCGAGTTTATTGGAGCTGCCTCTCTGTCTTCTGTTGTTACATTTACAGAAACAGATGTAGAGATTTTAGGAGAGAATTGGTCTATAGTTGGTGAGGGCGACGAAACGTGGACAGAAATATCTGAAGGAACAGAAATTTGGACTGTTGTTTCTGAAGGCTCTGAGAGTTGGAATGTACAATGATTAAGCTAGGACAATTTTTACCTGACCAGCCACCATATAAAAATGCTGGTGCAACTGTTGCGACAAACGTAGTACCAGCAGCCAATGGATATAGTAGTCTTCCTGATGTGCTTCCCCTTTCTGGCGCAGCTAATAAATTCATCAGGGGTATGTTTGCAGCCAAAGATGACTCTGCGTCATCTGCGATTTATGTTGGAGATGAAAACTCTCTTTATAAATTTGATGCAACTAATTCTAGTCTTGATGATATTTCTAAAACATCTGACGCATCTTATTCGACTGGAAATGGTTATGTCTGGCGCTTTGTTCAGTTTGGCGAAGATGTTATTGCGACTAATTACAGCGACCCAATTCAAACGATTACCGCAGCAGGCGGTGGGCGATTTGCCGACTTAGGTGGCACTCCGCCCAAGGCACAGTTTATTGCAGTTGTGCGTGACTTTGTTATGTGTGGTTACACGAATGACGCTACTGATGGCGAAAAGCCATATCGTGTTCGGTGGTCTGGAATTGGTGACTATGACAGTTGGGCTGTAAACGCAAATACTCAGGCCGACTTTCAAGACATATCAGACATGGGTGCTGTGACTGGACTTGTTGGTGGAGAGTATGCAACCATTTTGATGGAGAAGGGTATTGTACGAGCGCAATATGTTGGCTCTCCGCTTGTGTTTGAGTTTGACAAGGTTCAACTGCAACGCGGTTGTAAGATTTCTGGTTCGGTTGCCTCTGTTGGTCGTAATGTATTTTATCTTTCTGATGATGGTTTTTATTTATTTGACGGTCAGTCTTCCAAGCCTATTGGCGCAGAAAAGATAAACAGATTTTTTCTGAAGAGGTTTCAGTCAAATAACTCTGCTCGTATGAGTGCTGTTGTTGACCCTTCTCGCCAGATTGTTGTTTGGTCTTACCCCAGCATTGATTCAGGGGATGGCTCACCTGATGAATTGATTATTTATAACTATGCAACGGATAGCTGGAGTACTGCTAATATTGGTTTGGATGCTATGGCTTCCCTATTCACTGCTGGCTATACTCTTGAAGGTCTTGCTACTATTTCTAGCAATCTGGACACTCTCCCTAGTTCACTTGACTCGTCAGTCTACAAGGGCGGGGAGTTTTTCTTTTCTGGAGCAAAGGATAAAAAAATTCAGACGTTTACTGGCAGTAACCTTGATGCGATTGTCGAGACTGGTGAGTTTGATTTACAGGCGGGTCGCAGTTCCCTTATCAATAATATTATTCCGTATGTTGAGAACTCTAGCGGTACAACTGCTACAATTACTGCGCAAGTTGCTTCCCGTGATTCTAACAATGCTGAAGTTAGCTTTGGTTCGGTTTCTGCGTTGAACAGTGACAACTTCTGTCCAGTTCGTTCATCTGGTCGCTTTCATCGTGTGCGGTTAAATTTGAGCGGCAACTGGACAAATGTTCAGGGTGTTGATGTTGATGGTCAAATTAGAGGTCGCCGTTAATGGCTAACCAGTTTCGCAATCTTCCCAAAGAAGGTGGTTCACCGCGTCAAATTTCTGAGGTGGTGAATAATATTATGGAAGGTAAGATTAACAGTACTGGCACATTTACGGCAGCAAGCGGTACTACATCAACGACTGTTATTGATCTTCGTGCAAGTGTTAATAGTGTAATCTTGTTTACGGGCTTGGACTCTCACTACTATGATGTCGAGCCATATATAAGCTCTCGCTTGAATGGCAGTTTTGTTGTTGGTCACAAGAACCACGGACACAACAGCAACCTTGCCTATGTTATTATTGGTTAATGTTTTACAGGGGAGACAGTAAGGATTGGAATAAGGTTAAGGGGTATTTGTCTGATGCCTTGGAGTATGGCGATGGTATGTCTGATATAAATGATGTTAGGGATTCATTGGCTAAAAATGAGGCAGACTTATGGGTTGGTGAAAAAAGCGCAATAGTTACTCAAGTGATGGAAACACATAAGGCAAAAGCCCTTCTTTATTATCTTGCTGGCGGGGATTTGAAAGAATTAATTAAGATGACAGAACATATAGAAAACTTGGCAAAACATATGGGCTGTAGTAAAGTGTTGATAAATGGACGCGCTGGCTGGGGCAAGGCTCTCGGTGGTTACAAAGAGCGCACCAGAGTTTTTGAGAAGGAACTTTAAGATGAGTAGCGTTGTAAAGTCACTAGCTCCATCAGTGGGAAAAGTATTGGGTGGCCCTGTTGGTGGATTGATAGGAACGGCTGTCGGCGGAGCAATAGGTGGTGGCGGAAAGGGGATTCAGCGCGGCGCACCCGCTACGACGACAGTTGTTCCAACATTTGACCCAACTGCAGAAAGGGAGGCCCGACGACTTTTTGAAGAGGGTCAACTTGGGCAATATCAAATGCTTTCGCCAGAAGAGCGTGATGCAATTTCTCGCGGAGCTACTTCAGCAATGATGGGTTCACCGTTGCGCGGGGAAGCAGAAATGGCTGCTGGTCAGCTTCTTGGCGGTGCTGGAACTTTTCTTTCCCCTGCTCAACAAGTATTTCAGCGTTTAGCTGCCGCTCCTGCCACAACCTCTACAGAGGCGTTTCGTGGTGCTTTAGAGAGCGCAATATCTCCTGCCGTGCAACGCGCAACATCACAGTTTGCTGCTGCTGGTCGCTTAGGTAGCGGGTTGTTTGGCGAGGCTCTTGGTCGTGGTATTTCTGAAGCTGCTGCCCCAACTATTCTTGCTGCACAGCAAGCAGATATTGAGCGTCAAATGCAAGCAGGGCGTGGCCTTGCAGATATTGGTCGATTAGGCATTGGGGCGCTTGGCACTGGCGTTCAAGCTGCCCCCGCTATCGGAGCGCTTGGCTTTGAAGATGTGCAAAGAGAGCTTGGTCTCCGTGGATTGCTTTCTCAGGAAGACCTTATGCGTCGTCAACAAGAATCTCGTGCGCTTGATGAGTACGAACAGCTTCTCAAGGGAGCGCAACTTGGAGAGGCCACAACAGGACCTGTATTTGAAGCTCCTACTTATAGTGCCGCTGACGATGCTCGCGCTTCTATCGGGCAAGAACTTATAGGGTATGGAACTCGCAAGCTGGGTGGGTTCTTGGGCGGATTGGGTTCTCAGCCCCCTCAAGTGCCTGCTGTTTCTTTTGGATCTGGCACAGGTATTCCCAGTATATCAGTTCCAACATATAACGAGCCGTTAATAGATTTTAGTATGTTTGGGAGAAAATAGGATGGCCCTTCTTTCTGATATTCGTTCTGGTCTTCTTGGTGCTGGTCAAGCTGTTGGTCGCGGCATAGGGAAAGCCGCTGGTCTTCTTGGTGAAGAGCTTTCTCAACCCTTATCACAAGCTGTTTATAACATTCCTGACATAGGACGTTTTCGTGCTGCTCAGAGAATGGGTCAGCCATTGGCTTCTTTTGACCCAGCAGATATTAGGGATATTTCACCTGCTGGTATTTCTGGAATGTTGCCAACTCTTCGCGCTGCTGAAGAAGAAGCTGTGCAAAAACCAATGCTTGATGCTCTGAAAGCTCAAGCTGATTTGGCTAGGGCAAGTGGTTCAGGGAGAGTCGGAACTAGATACAAGTACCCCTCTCTTTATGTAAATAAAGATAATCCAGACGATTTCATTCGCACACTCACTGACACTCAAACCCAAGAGGTCGTTGACCAAGCGACATTTAAGCCAATCGACACATCAATTTATGTCCCGTCAAGTTTAGGTATTATGGGCAAAGGGGTTGCTTCTCGCGTAGACCTAAGAAAAGAGTATGCAGAACTAAACAAAACCGCTGGGCAGTTTAAGAATGTTCAAAAGTTTTTTGATAAACTTCCAGACCTTGAAAAGGGATTTGCTGGTAAAATGCAAACATGGTCAGGTAATATTAAAACACTCTTTGGGGCCGATTTGTCCCCACAAGAAGCTGCAAGGCGACTGGCTCAAGGTGAACAACAAGGCCTTCTGGGTATGTTTAGGGAGCAGGTTGTCGGTGGTGGCGTGATGACAGAACAAGATGCCCGCCGCGTTATGGAGCGACTTGGTAACTCTTTGGGTGATTGGACGACAGACCCAAGCATCGTTGCTCGCGCTGTTCAATCGGTGATGGAAGAGAAGTACCAAACTTATATTGGTGATTCTCAGTTTTACGGCTCTTCTCGTTCCGACTTTAGAGGTGCGCCAGAACATAAAACAGTTTTAATGCCTACATTTGAGTTGCCCCAGTCTTTTGTTGATGCGGGTCTTAGTGAGGATGATTGGGCCGAGACTCCATATGAAGAGCGTCTAACTTGGCGCGGATTAAATTAGGTTTTGTTATGTCATCTATAGAAGAACTTAAAAAGAAGGCTTTGGAGCGCAGAAAAAAGAAGACGCAAGAAGATGATTCATCATCTACTGTTTCTGACATAGCGCGGGCTGCTGGACAGGGATTAACCTTTGGGTTTGGCGATGAGCTTTTTGCCTTGGCTAAATCTCTTGGTGGTAAAACATATGAAGAGGCTCTTGCTGAAGAGCGTCAGGCTTTAGAACGTTTTAGGGAAGAGTCGCCTCAGTACGCTTATCCAATCGAGATAGCAGCCTCCATTCCTACATCACTTTCAGGTGTTGGTCTTTTGGGGCGTGGAACGCAAGCCGCAGGAAGGCTTATTCCTGCTGCGATGAAAACAACTCCTAAAGCTGCATCTGCCGCTGCACAAACTGCTGGAAAAATCATTCCTTCAGGTGCTAGGCCAGCGGTTTCTCGCGTTGCACAAACTGCTGGAAAGGTTATGCCTTCAGCGACTACTGCCAAAGCGGCGGGAGCTGCTGCTGCTGAAGGTGCTTTATACGGCGCAGGTGCTGCTGAAGAGGGCCAGCGTTTAGCTGGCGCTGGTGTCGGCGGCGGGCTGGGTGGGGTGCTTGGTGGTGCTGTTGGTGCTGCACTTCCCAGAGTTTCTAAACAGGCTAAAAAGTTAATTGAAGAGGGTGTTCCCGTTACGGCGGGTCAAGCAATGGGCGGTATTCCTAGGGGTGTTGAAACGGCTATGGGTGCTATTCCTGTTGTTAGGGAGTTTGTTGAACAAGCTAGGGCCAGAGCTATATCTGGCTTTACAGGAGCAACAATGAATAGAGCTTTGCAGCCTATAGGTAGGTCTATCCCAGATATTAAAGAAATGGGCGGCACTCAGGCTTACGACAAAGCACTAGATATTATTTCAGAAGAGTATGAGAGGGTTATTCCTTCTTTGAGTGTTGGCTCTGCTGAAGAAATGGCTCAGGCAGTTCAAAAAGGAATTGCACAAGCTGTTGATGTCCAGCCCACCCTTTATGGAAAAGACTTAAAAGAGTTTAGTGACCTTGTTGGAAATATTTTTTCTAAGATGCCTAAATCTGGCAAGGTAGATGGCAGGGTTCTTAAAGAAATTGAGTCACGATTAGGCTCTGCTGCAAGAACAAAAATAAAAACTGGTCGCCCAGATGTTGCTTTTGCCTTAAATGATGTTAAAGCTGCTTTTAGGCAAGAGTTATCCCGTCAAGACAATAGTGGCTCTAAAGCTCTTGCTAATGTAAATGAAGCCTACAAACGGATTCTTCCTATTGAGAAGTCTGTAAATAAGGCCATTGCAGAGGGTGGCGACTATACTCCCAAGCAGCTTATGCAGTCTATGAGGCAGCAAGACCCAAGAAAAGCTGCTAGAGGAAAATTGCCAGACCAAGAATTTGCTCAAGCGGCGCAAGAGGTTTTAGGCAGACGTAGAGGAGAGGGTGCTTTGGTTGCTCCATTGACGGGACTAGCTGTTGGTCAGCAAGCTCTTTCTGGTAATTTAGGGCCTCTTTATCAGCTTTTAGGTACAGCAGGAGTTGCTGCGCCTATGTACTCTCGCGCTGGAGTTCCAATTACTCGTGGTTTGTTGTCTGGCGCAGGTGGCGCTGCAAGGTCAGTAGTGCCAGCAGCAAGTGGGTTAATATCTGGCGGCCTTTTAGGACAGGAATAAATCATGGCTAAGAATAGTATTAGAGATTATGCAAACGCTGCTGCATCTAACACAGATGTGCAGGGTCAAAACATTGACGAGGGTTGTAGTCCTGCTGGCATTAACAACGCTATCCGCGAGGTTATGGCTGACTTGGCTGATGTTAATGACGGTACTATTAAGCTGGTGTCTCCGTCCTTTGATGCCGCAACCATTGGCAGCACTGCTATTGATGCCTTTCCGTCTGGCACAAAGATGTTGTTCCAACAGACCGCTGCACCGACTGGTTGGACAAAAGATACCACACATAATGACAAGGCACTAAGAATCACCAATGGTACTGTGGGTACTGGCGGAAGCGTAGCCTTTGAGACAGCCTTTGCCAGCCAAACACCCGCTGGCTCTGTTTCTGTTACTGTTGCTGGACACACTCTAACAATTTCAGAAATTCCTTCTCACAGTCACGACATCCCATCTCAGCCCCTATCTGGCTCTACAAATGGCGTGGCAACAAGGGGCGACACGGTGGGCAATAGCGGAATTTTGGACACTGGCTCTGTTGGTGGCGGCAATTCCCACACTCACGCAGGTTCAACCGCTACCTTTACAGGCACGGCCATAGACCTTGATGTTTCTTATGTGGATGTAATCATCGCAGCGAAAGACTAAGCCATGAAGTTGGAGGTCAAGCACAACTGCCCGATTAACAACTTTGAGCCATGCAGGCAAATGGAGTGTGCTTGGTTTATTGAGGTTCGCGGTCTGCATCCGCAGACAGGGAAAGAGATTTCCGAGTGGGGTTGTTCCATGTCTATGCTTCCTATGTTACTAATAGAAAATGGCAGGCAAACATCTCATGCTGGTGCATCTATTGAAAGCTTCCGTAATGAGATGGTCAAGGCAAATGAGCTAAACACGGAAATTATGGTTGCTGCCACCGAGGGCCGACCTCCAAGATTAATAGAGAGCTGATATGACCAAAGCTAATATTACTGAATACGACAA